TCGTAAACCTATGAATGTTTGTAGCCTTAGCCGCTTCTGCAAAGGATCGGTAAACAACACCAAGTACGCAGCACCCAGTGTTGCGTGGGTGTTCGAGGCTACGCGCTTGTTTAGACTCGTCGCTATGCGGCGCTCGCTTGAAGTACGGTCGCTTGCGGCCCAAAAGAGCGGCGCTTTGCTTGGCTTTCGTCTCCTCCGAGGTGATGGAACCAAGCCTAGCTTGGCGAACCTTTTCCCGCGCTTCGGGAGAACAACTGTGACGACCGTTTGTTTCGGCATGACGGTCGCCAAAATGTTCTTTAGGAGTCAGGCACTCAAGGTTTTCGGCGCGGTTATCCGCTTTGTCGCGATTGATATGATGCACCTGCTTGTTAGGGTCAAACGACTCCAGCCAGCATTGCGCCACTGCACGGTGCATCAGATTGTTGCTGCGGCCCAAAGCAAGGTAGCCGTCGTTGCGCAATGTCGGCGCGTGCGGTTGGAGCTTTCTGAGAACTTTTCCGCAGCGCGAAACTGCATAAAGGTGGTCAAAGAATCTGTAATGGATTCCGTCTACTTGAATGCTGATCATGCTGTACCTATCGGTGGCTAAGGAATCTTGATTCTAACATACTTTATCTAAAGGAAGTAACGTGTCCAATTCTATCTTGACAATCGACATGATCACGCGCAAAGCGCTTGAGATTCTCGAAAACAACCTTGTAATCACCCGTAACGTCAACCGTCAGTACGACGACAGCTTCGCTGTTGAAGGTGCCAAGATCGGTTCGACACTGCGTATTCGCCTGCCTGACCGCGCTTTGGTCACTGACGGTGCCGCCCTGCAAGTCCAGGACGACAACGAGCAGTTCACCACGCTGACAGTTGCCAGCCAGAAGCACATTGGTGTTAACTTCACCAGCGCTGAACTGACTATGCAGTTGGACGACTTTGCAGAACGTGTTCTCAAGCCACGTATCAGCCAGTTGGCCTCCAGCATCGACGCTGACGTTGCCAATGCGTACAAGAACATCTACGCATCGGTTGGCACTCCAGGCACCACCCCGGCCACTTCTTTGGTTCTGCTGCAAGCGCAACAGAAACTGAACGAAAACGCCGCCGTGATGTCGCCACGTTATGCCACCGTCAACCCGGCTGCAAATGCTGGTCTGGTCGAAGGCATGAAGGGTCTGTTCAATCCGACAGACACCGTGAGCAAGCAGTTCCGCAACGGCATGATGGGTACCGGCGTTCTGGGCTTTGACGAAGTCAACATGTCGCAGTCGATCAAGGTTCACACTACTGGCTCACGCGCCGGTACGATCCTAGTCAACGGCGCTGTTAGCACTCAAGGTCAAGCAACGATCACCTTGGACGGCTTCACCAGCAACACCACAGTGACTGCTGGCGATGTGTTCACAATTGCAAACGTGTACGCAGTTAACCCACAAACCCGTGAGTCAACTGGTTCGCTTCAGCAATTCGTCGTGACTGCTGCTCAGACCGCTGCCACTGCCGACATGGTTAGCATGGCAATCAGCCCACCGATCTACACCAGCGCAAGCGCATTGGCTACCGTTGACAGCTTCCCTGCTGACAACGCTGCTGTGACTTTCCTTGGCTCCGCATCGACGGCTTACCCGCAGAACTTGATCTACCACAAGGACGCTATCACGTTCGCTACGGCTGACCTGTTGCTGCCCCAAGGTGTTGACATGGCTGCTCGCGCTGTCCATAACGGCATCAGCCTGCGCATTGTTCGTCAGTACGACATCAACAATGACCGTATGCCTTGCCGTATTGACGTTCTGTATGGCTATAGCGCCATTCGTCCGCAAATGGCTTGCCGCATGTGGGGCTAAATTGAATGCCCCCTCGGGGGCTTCTTCGTAACTTTTTTTAAGGAAAAATATCATGGCTCTTCCTAACTCTGGCGGTGGATATCAGTACACCGATGGCAACACCAACGAAATCGTCATGGGCGTTCAAGCAGCGCCCACGACGGCTACTGCTACGGCCACTCTGACCGCAGCACAAGTCACTAGCGGCATTTTGGTGGGCAACCCATCTACCACGGCAGCAACGTACACGCTTCCTACCGCCGCTTTGATTGACGCTGTGTTTACCAACGCAAAAGTCAACAGCACGTTTGAGTTTAAGATTATCAACTTGGGTACTTCGACCGGGCTGATTACGGTAGCTGTAGGCACTGGCATCACTGCGGTTGGCAACTTGGTTGTTGCTATCACCGGCAGCGCAGCAGGCGTCAGCGGCGCGGCGCAGTTTACGTTCCGTAAGACGGGCGATGCTACCTACACCGTGTATCGTGTTGGCTAATTTGGGCAGGGGCTTCGGCCCCTATCTACAAAGGAACTATTATGGCAAACAGTAAGCCAATCGGCGTTGCGTATGAAGACCAGCAACTTGATGGCGCGGTCATGGGTAAAACGGGCGGGACTGCAAGTTTTTACGGTCTGGCCCCTATTGCTCAAGCTGCTGCTATTGTGGCTGTCACCAATACCGCTACAGGTACTGAGCTGGCAACCGCTATCAATGCTATCCGCACGGCATTGAAAAACATCGGCATCACTGCCTAATGTACCGGGGGCTAATCACCCCCGTTTTTAAATCATGGCTGTAATTTACTTGCGTCACCCTGATCACGGCTGCAAAGTTGCTTGCGTTGAGGCAGAGGCTGGCTACGACGAGAAAAACGGATGGACGCGCTACAATCCGGAAGAAGTCGAAGAGCCGCCCGTGAACGCTCTCAAGCGAAAGTACACCCGCAAAGCGGAAACTGAAGAGGTATAAGCATGACGTCTGCCATCTATGCCATTGTCAACAATGTCACTTGTGACATGTACGTTGGCTCTGCCGTAGCTGTTAAGCGCAGATGGTCAGCTCACCGTAACTTATTGGCTAAACAAAGCCATTACAATTCACGTCTTCAGCGTGCGTATGATAAGTACGGCGCAAGCTCATTTGACTGGGAAATTGTTCAATTTGTTGACGATAAAACCCAACTCATAGCCAGCGAACAATTTTGGATGAATTTTTTTGCGCCAGCATACAACGGGCGTCCTATAGCCAACTCCCCGCTTGGCACAAAAGCGTCAGTTGAAACCCGCGCCAAAATGAGCGCGGCAGCTAAAAAACGTGGGTTTTCTGACGAGCATAAACGCAATATTTCAAAAGCTAAAAAAGGCGTTTCTGTAATGTCCGAAGAACAAAAACAACACTTATCTTTTGTAAACATGGGTAAAGTTCTTTCTGTTGAAACCCGCGAAAAGATCAGAATTACTAGCACTGGCCGCTATCACACTACCGAAGCCAAAGAAAAAATTTCTGTAGCTAATAAAGCCCGGTGGGCTGCTAGAAAGGGTCTTTAATGGCAACTACTTTTACGGCGGGAGACCAGATCAACAGGGCGCTGCGGCTGCTAGGTATCCTCGCTGAAGGTGAAACGCCGTCTGCTGCCACCTCGCAAGACGCGCTGATTGCGCTGAACCAGATGCTCGACTCTTGGAGTACCGAGCGTCTGATGGCCTACAACACCATCGACCAAATGTTTACTTGGCCGGTGGACGAGATAAACCGGACTCTTGGCCCTACGGGTGACTTTGTCGGCCTGCGGCCCGTGCTGTTGGACGACTCGACGTACTACCGCGATCCGGGCACCAACGTCTCCTACGGCATCAAGTTCATCAACCAGCAGCAGTACAACGGTATCGCTGTCAAGACGGTGACTTCGACCTATCCGCAGGTCATGTGGACTAACATGGAGTACCCCAACATCTCCATGACGATCTATCCAAAGCCTACACGGGCGTTGGAGTGGCACTTCGTGTCGGTGCAGGTGCTTGATGAACCCGCCACTTTGGCAACCGACTTGTTCTTCCCGCCAGGCTACATGCGGGCGTTTGCGTACAACCTGGCAATGGAGATCGCGCCGGAGTTCGGCGTCGAGCCTAGCCCACAGGTGCAGCGCATTGCCATGACCAGCAAGCGCGATCTGAAGCGGATCAACAACCCTGACGACATCATGTCGATGCCTTACGCTTTGGTGGCTAACAGGCAGCGCTTCAATATCTATTCTGGCAACTATTAGCATAATGCAAACGCCAATCTTAGGTGCCTCGTATGTTGCCCGCAGCATCAACGCTGCGGACAACCGCATGGTCAACATGTTCCCGGAAGCGACGACTGACGGCGGTAAGACTGCTGGCTTTTTGAACCGCACGCCGGGGCTTGAGTTCCTCCAGACCGTAGGAACTGGGCCTATCCGGGCGCTGTGGGCGCACCAAACCAGCGGTGCGGACTTCTATGTCGTATCTGGCACGGAAGTCTATAAGCTGACCAGCTTGACAGCTACTCCGATTAAGTTAGGCGATGTGTCAGGCACAGGCCCGGTGTCCATCGCTGACAACGGCGCGGTGTTGTTCTTTGCCTGTAACGGGCCAAGCTACACGTACTACGAGCCGACCGGCGAGTTCAACCAAATCACTGACCCCAACTTTGCCGGCGCCGTTACGGTGGCGTACATCAACACGCTGTTTGTATTCAACGAGCCTAACAGCCAGAACTTGTGGTCTGTGGTGTCGCAAAACGTAATCACCGGGGACTACATCTACCCGTTAGTATTCGACGCGCTGACCGTTGCTACTGCGGACGGCTCGCCTGACGGTGTGGTGGCAATCAACGTTGACCACCGGCAACTGTGGGTGTTTGGTACTGACTCGACCGAGGTCTGGTATGACGCCGGGCTTACCGGATTCCCGCTGACGCCCATCCAAGGCGCGTTCAACGAGATCGGCTGCGTGGCCGCTTACTCTGTCGCCAAGCTGGACAACACCTTGTTCTGGCTCGGCACTGACGCTCGGGGCCAGGGCATCGTCTACAAGGCGAACGGCTATGCGGGTGTACGTGTTTCTACCCACGCTATAGAGTACGCCATCGCGCAGTACGGCGACCTGTCCAACGCGCTGGCCTACACGTACCAGCAGGAAGGCCACGCCTTCTACGTTTTGACGTTTCCAAGCGCTAACGCGACCTGGGTCTACGACGTAGCGACCCAAGCCTGGCACGAACGCGCCGGGTTTGACAACGGCGAGTTTATGCGGCACCGCAGCAATTGCCAATGCAACTTCGGCGGCAACACCATCGTCGGTGACTTTGAAAACGGTAACATCTACAAGTTCAATTTGGACGTCTACGCCGACAACGGCGGTATTCAAAAGTGGCTGCGCTCATGGCGGGCGTTGCCTACCGGCACGAACAACCTTAAGCGCACGGCGCAGCACAGCCTGCAACTCGACGCTGAAACAGGTGTAGGCTTGAACACGGGCCAAGGCTCGACGCCAGAGGCCATGCTGCGCTGGTCGGACGATGGCGGCCACACATGGTCGAACGAGCATTGGCGTGAGATGGGCGCCATCGGCCAGTACGGCTACCGTACCATCTGGCGCCGCCTAGGCATGACACTCAAGCTACGCGACCGAGTGTACGAAGTGTCAGGCACTGACCCGGTGAAAATCGCCATTATGGGCGCAGAGTTGTTTGTGACGCCGACCAATGCCTAATATCACTCAGATACCCGCGCCTCGCGTCCCCTTGGTGGACGTACAGACGAACACGGTGTCGCGTGAGTGGTTCATGTGGTTCAACAACATCTACACCATTGCTGGCACCGGCACCGGCATCATTGCGGTTGCCAACGGCGGCACAGGTGTAGGGACGATCCCTACGGCGGGCCAACTGCTGATTGGCAACGGTACAGGCTACACGCTGAACACGCTAGGCGTTGGCGCAGGCATCTCTGTCACCAACGGCACAGGCACTGTAGTTCTTGCCAACACGGGCGTCTTATCGTTCTCTGGCGCATCGACCGGCCTGACGCCTGCAACCGCAACGACCGGCGCTGTCTCCCTAGCGGGCCTGCTCAATGTGGCTACTGGCGGCACGGGGCAAAGCAGCTACACTGATGGGCAGTTGCTGATCGGCGACACTACAGGCAACACGCTTGGCAAAGCAACGTTGACGGCGGGTAGCGGGATTGCAATTACCAACGGCGCGGCTTCAATTTCGATTGCATCAGACAAGGCTTACGGTTCGTTTTACGACACCACCACCCAGTCTGCCGCAGCCCTTACAATTGCCGCGATCACGTTCAACTCGACATCTTTGTCGTACAACGTAGCTATCGGGACGCCAACGTCTAGGATTGTTGTAACGAGAGCAGGCCTTTACAATATCCAATTCAGCGCACAAATATCAAATCCTTCTGCTTCGATTGACGATGTAACTATTTGGATTCGGCAGAACGGCGTCGATGTAGCGGATTCTGCGGGGCTTGTTGGAACGCCACCAAAGCACGGCGCGGTCAATGGTCACACCATCATTGGGTGGAACTACATCTTGCAAGCCGCTGCCAGCGACTACTTTGAGTTGTATTGGACTACCGACAACGGAACTACGCAAATTTTGACGTACCCGCCGTCCGCAACGGCCCCGATACACCCCCGCGCCCCATCTATGATTTTGACCGTACAACAGGTGTAACATGGGCGAACTGCAAGTAGACATGCGGGCAAAGGTTGAGGCACTTCAGACAGAGCTGTGCAAGCTGCCGCAATATGAGCCTATCACCCGGCACACGTTCCACGGCGGGATGTATTGCCGGGAAGTGTTTCGTGAAGCCGGTATCTTGATTGTCGGTAAAGTCCACAAGAAAGAACATTTCTACCTTATCGCGGGCGGGACTGTAGCCATTACGACAGACGAAGGGGTTCAGCACATAACTGGGCCTCATTTGTTGTGTAGCAAACCAGGCACCAAGCGGGCGGTTTATGCAGAGACAGACGTTTTGTGTATGACGTTCCATAGAGTAGAGTCGAGCAACGTTGAAGACGCTGAAAAAGAACTGGTTGAAGATGCGCCGGATGCGATGTTCAGCGTTGGCAACAAAATTAAAGTGAAGGAGTTGGTATGACATTTCTATTCGCCGCAGGGGGCGCTGCGCTAGGTTCTGCCGGATTGCTTGGTGCGGGCATGGGTTTGGGCGGGGGCGCTATGCTTGGCCTTGGAATCGGGTCTGCTTTTAACTCATCAAGAGCCGCAGGAAACGCTGCCCAAACGCAAGCAGACGCCGCCAACCGCGCGGCTGAACTTCAAAAGCAGCAGTTTGACAAGCAGATGGAGCTGCAAGAGCCGTACCGTCAAGCGGGTCTGACAGGTCAGAATCGGCTGATGGAAATGCTTGGGTTAGGCGGCGACACTGGTGCTGCGGGGTACGGCAGATATGCCAAAGACTTCAGCATGGCCGATTATCAAGCTGACCCAGGCTACGCTTTCCGATTGAGCGAAGGCATGAAGCAGCTAGGCAGTAAAGCGCGGGCGCAGGGCGGTGCCGTTGGTGGCCGCACGATGATGGCGGGCCAGCAGTACGCGCAAGACCTTGCTTCGCAAGAATACCAAGGCGCATTTAATCGTTACCAAACCAACCGAGCTAATCAGCTTCAGCCTTTGGGCAGTTTGATGGCATCGGGCCAAGCGGCTGCATCGAACCAAGCAGGCTCCGCAGGGCAGTACGGCGTCAACGCGGGCAACCTGATGACGCAAGCGGGTCAGTCTATTGGTGCCGGTCAGTTGGGGATGGCTAACACGTTGGCAAGTGGGCTTGGCGGCGCGGCAAGCGCGTACCAGCAACAACAGAACTTTAACAACTGGCTGGCGCGTCAATCGGGCACGCCTACGTCTACGCCATATACCGGTGGCTACACTGGGAATGCTGTTTACGGGCAATACGAGGGATAAAAAATGGCTGATCTAAATTCTCTCATCGCGCAAGGCGTCCAGTTTCGTGCGCCGCCTGATCCGTTTGCCCAGTACGCCCAGATGCAACAGTTGCAGCAGGGTGAGCAGGCAAACCAGATGAACCAGATGAAAATGCAAGAGTACCAGCGCGGGGTACAAGAGCAAAACGCGCTGCGCGGCGCCATGTCACGCCCAGGCTTTGATCTCTCTACGCCCGAAAGCCAAAGGCAAGCGTACATAGCCGCGCCAACGCTTGCCGAAGGTCTTATCAAAGGGCACCTTAGCAACGTAAAAACAGCCGCTGAAATTACTGAAGCGCTAGGCAGAGTCGCCGCGCAGCCTGTAGCTTTGGCAAAAGCAAAAATAGAAGCGGTAGATGCGGCGCAAAAACAGTCGAGAGATCGTCTTAACCGAATCGACCCATATAGCCCTGACGCAGGGCAACAGTTGTTTGCGTGGCATCAGTCTAACCATGCGCCAGGCATATTGGGTGATACGCTTCGGGCTAACGGTTCTACAACAGAACAGTCGCAACAAGAAATTGCAAATGTAGTTAATAAAGGCCCGCAAGCAATTGCTGATTTCATAGCTCGTTCATCGGCAGGGCAGCAAGAATTTGCAAAAATGATTGCCCCCATTCCAAAAAGAGTAACCAACGGCCAGATGAGCTTTGTTGTAGACGAAAACCCAAGAAGCCCTACATTTGGTCAAAAAATTGGCGGCGCTGGAGTTAAGATGGAAATGACGCCAGCTGAAATTGCGTCCAATGCGATAGCACAAAAACGTCTTACACAAGAAGGACAAGGCGTAACCTATCAAACAGACGCCAATGGAAACATCGTTGCAATGCAGTCTAGACTTGCGCCGGGCGAAACACCTACGGCCCGTTCAGTTGTTGCGCCGGGCGGGGGGATGCAGCCCCTTAAAGCTAAACCAACGGCGCTTGCCGAAAAAACAGCAGTACAACGAAAACAACTTAACTTAGACCTTGACCGCGCAATCACAGAACTTACAAATGCAACCAAAGCTGGCGGGTTGATTGACCAATCAACGGGTAGCGGTGCGGGACGCCTGATAGACCTTGCTGCTGGTTTTGGTGGTCAAGCTACAAAAGGTGCAATTGCAATTGGTGAACTTCAGCCAATTTCAGACATAGCCCTAAAAATGGTGCCTAGATTTGAAGGCCCGCAATCTAATGCTGATACAACGTCCTACAAACAAGCAGCAGGTCAATTAGCTGATCCAACATTGCCAAGAGAGATTAGAAAAAAAGCAGGCCTAACTGTGTTGCGTTTAATGAAAGAACGCAAAAATCAATTTGCATCGCTTGAAATGGCAACAGAAGGGGTTACGCCTTCCCCTACGGGGTCTATCCACGATCAAGCTGATGCAATTCTCAGGGGAAAGTAATGGCAACCGCAGACGAGTATGCAGCGTGGATTGTAAAAAACGCGGACAAGAAAGGCACGCCGGAATTTGACACGGTAGCAGCTGCGTATAGTGATGCGCGGCAATCAATGCCTAAAGAAAACACCGCGTCTAGCGAAATCCCCGGCGCCCGCACGCGCAAAGAAATGTTTGTAGACGAATTGCGTCAAGTGGCGGCGCCGTTTGCGGGTGTTAGCAGCGCCGCAGGCAACATCATGTTTGGCGGTCAACGATTGTTGGGTAAAGGTCTTTCGGCAATTGGCGCTGAAGATGCCGGCGCATTTTTGCAAGAAGACGCTGCTCAACGCCTTGCTCAAGAACAAGCAAAAGTCGCGCCATTCAAGCGAGATTTTCCGCTGGCTACCGGCGCGGGCGAACTGGGTGCTGAAATGCTGGTAACAGCGCCTGTTGGCGGTGCTTTAGCAATGCCGCTCAAAAAAGCTGCAACGATGTCGCCTGCGTTGGCTAAGTTTTTGACGCCAGTAGCAACCGCCGTAGAAACGTCTGGCTTTGGTAAAACAGGGTTAACCGGCGCCGCGAACTTTGGCGCTCGTGCAGTTGGCGGCGCCGCTACTGGCGCCGCTACCGCTGCGCTTACCGGAGGCGATGCAGAACTGGGTGGCGCTATTGGCGCCGTAATTCCGGCAGTCGCGGCGCCAGTTGCTAAAGCCGGGCTTGAGTTCGCTAGAAAAGTAGCAGCGCCCAAAGCAGCCACTTACTTGCAAGCCGTTGAAGGCCGAGGCCAAGACATCATCAATGCGTTGCGAAGCCCAGGAGCTATCATTGTGCCTGGCAGCGCCCCTACAGCCGCACAAGTGGCGGCGCCTGTCGGTGCTTCTCGGTTTTCCGCGCTTGGCGCGGCTTCGGCTGAAATACCGGACATGGCTACCCAGTACGCGGGTCAAGCCGCGCAAAGCAATGCGGCCAGAATCGCGCAAGAGGCGCGGGTGCAGTCTAGGTTTGGTGCCGATGTTGAGCGCCTTAAAGCAAAAATAGACCGTGGATTAGTCGATGTAAGCCCTCGCGAAATTGGCGACACCCTGTTGGGCGCTGCCAAGGCAGAACAAACGGCGGTTAAAAAAGGCGTTATTGAGCCTGCGTACAAAGCAGCGTTTGCAGAAGCTGGCGATGCGGCGATTGACGTAGCTAATGTTGTATCTAAGGCCGAGTCTATTCTGGAACGTAAGCTGTCCAGCTTTGCCCCTGAGTCGGCGCCGGATACGGTTCGTAAGCTGTTGTCGTTCAAACCAACAGAGCCCGCGCCGCAAGCGCTTGGCGGCGGTCTTGTAACTTCAAAAATGAAAACTGCGGCGCCAGAAGCCGGGCCACCTACGGCAACGCTTCAGCAGTTGGATGATCTTCGCAAGGCCGTAAATGCAGACATTGCTGCGGCTAAATTGGGGACTCAACCCATGTCTCCAACAGCGTTGAAAAACTTGCACGACATCCATGCCGCTATCGACACCGCAGTTGGTAACAGCACCACGTTGCCAGATGCAGCCAAGACGGCGTATGCAAAAGCAGTAGACCTGTACCGTACAGACTACGTGCCGCGATTCAAAACTGGCGTCAACGCCAACTTGTTTAAGCAGACCGCGCTGAACGAGCCAAAGGTCAACGCCGATGACGTAATCACCAAGTTCTTTAGCAAAGACGGTGAGCGTGAAGCGGGCCAGTTCGTAGACCTATTCGGTAAGAATCCTGACGCCATGAAAATAGCGCGAACAGGCATTGAAGACCTGTACCGGCGCAAAGTAACGGATGAACTTGGCAACGTCATCCCTGCAAAGCAAGCGCAATTTATGAAGGATTATGCTCGCCCGTTGGGTATTCTTGATGATGCGGGCATGAACCTGACGCAGCGGCTTGATGTTGTCAACAAAGACGCCGCCCGGTTGGCCCGCATAAACAAGATGGCAGAGGACAGTGGCAATAAGCTACGCGCTCCGCTGCCGCCAGGCGCAAATTCACTTGCAGTCGAGCAACGCATTGCGGATCTTACGCGAGGCTTATCTCCGCAGCAAATGACCGTGGTAAATGCAGTTCGCGCCGATTTGGCGAGAGAAGCTGAAAATGAAATCCTTGCGCGGGCCGGTCGGCCTGCTGGCCCGACAGGCGAGCGTATTGCAACTGAAATTGGTAAACAGGCGGGCATACCTTTGCCTACGCTTCTTAGCCGCGCTGTTACCGTGTTTAATGGCGCTGTAAAACGATTGACAGGCTCTTTAGATGATAAGCTGGCGTTGGAGCTTGCGCGGGAAATGTCCAGCCCTGCGCTTGCGGCTACACAGATAGAAAACGCTATGGCCCGGCGAGCAAAGCAAGACGCTACAAACGCATTGCTTCGCGGCGCTGCGCGGCCTGCTACCGCAGGTGCTATTCTCTCCAACTCGAATAACCAAAACGCTCTAGCCCAATGATGGAATCTCAATCAATTTTCAACGCGAGCCTGGGTGTTGCCAGTCTCATTACTGGCTGGTTCGCCAGAGAATTGTGGGCCGCTGTGAAAGAATTAAAAGCCGATCTTGCCAAACTCAGCACTGAAATTCCCAAAACCTATGTCACACGCGACGACTACCGGCAAGACCTCAAAGAAATCCGCGACCTTCTCGCCAAAATCTTCGACAAACTCGACGGTAAGGTTGACAGGTGAACATCATCCAGCAGCTCAAGAACGAGGAGGGGAGCGTAGCGCACGCCTACCAAGACTCGCTTGGCTTCTGGACGATTGGCGTGGGAAGGTTGATCGACGAGCGTAAGGGCGGTCTGCTCTACCCGGACGAGATTGACTACCTGCTAAAAAACGACATCAAGCGCAAGACCGACGGTCTGAACGATGCGCTGCCCTGGTTTCACCTGCTCGATGAGCGCAGGCAAGCGGTGCTAATTCAGATGGCCTTCCAGATGGGCGTAAAGGGCCTCCTAGCCTTCTCCACGACACTCAGCCACGTCAGGGTTGGCCGTTACGCTGAGGCCGCTGTAGCCATGCTGGAGTCCGTCTGGGCGCGGCAAACGCCAGAACGCGCCGCCAGGCTGTCCAAACAGATGGAGACGGGCGAATGGATCTAGCTATTCTTGCCAACACGGTCATCAACAAGGTCTGGCCCGACAAAACAGAAGCCGAAAAGCAGCAACTCGCTGCGGCGGTTCAGTTGGTGCAGGGTCAGCTTGAGATCAACAAGGTCGAAGCGGCCAGTCCTTCGGTCTTCGTGTCAGGCTGGCGCCCGTTCATCGGGTGGGTCTGCGGCGCTGCCTGCGCTTGGAACTGGATCGGCCTTCCGATCCTGCGCATGTACGTGCCCGACCTGACGCCGGCCAACCTGACCGAGATGATGCCGGTGCTGATGGGCCTGCTCGGCCTTGGGACGCTACGGACGGTCGAGAAGATCAACGGTGTAGCGTCACGCTAACATCAGACCAAAGGCAACGCCCAAGCCGAACGGCACCATGATGATCAGTAGCAGCATGGCAAGGGCAAGCAGCTCATCTTCTAGCTCAATGTTGTGCGGTTTCATCTCGACGCCCTCGTTCGTTTGAAGTTAGCCATTGTGAAGACGCTGTTCGATGCGGTCAATGAGAACAGCGAGGTACAGAACGGCCTAGGGCGTTCACGTTTGATGTGCCGGTTGCCTAGCGGATCGTTCGCTGCCTGGGCCGCGATGGCCTCGGCCTCGGTTATGAACGAGCCGATATGCTCACTGCCGACCCGCGCCAGCCATCGCTTGGCCCGCTTGTTGTAAACGATGCCAATCATGCGTTTTCCAGTTCTTCAATCCGCGCCAAAGCGCAGTTGTAATGGTGTGGCCCCAAGGCGTAACAGCCGGGGCCGTGCTGCTTTTTAAGCTGCTTGCACTCTTTTTCTAGCTGCTCAAGAGCGTCCATCAGTTTTTGAAAGTCCTCTTGCTTCATATACGCATCAGGAACATCAAGCAGCAGATGGCGTGCGCCAGATGGGCTTGTCCTGACTCCTTGTCGACCTCCTCGCCCGTCCACCAGGCGCCAAGGTGTCGGTGCGCTGCGTCGAAGTAGCGGATGCCCTCAACCTGCGTCCAGTTGTTCTCCCCGTACTTGGCCGCGCCATGCTCCAGTACGGCAATGACCTCGGCCAGCACGCCTGGCGGCACCAGACTCATGCGGGGTTTGTTCTCGTCATGCTTGGTGCCTTGCATACTTCCTCCGTTGAAAATTTGTGTAGATTCGCGCATTCGTATCTCCTGTAAACTGTATTGTTTGAACGCTGCTCGGTCTTCTTGACCAGCGCCCACGAGTTGCAGTTCGGACACTTCATGTGTACGCTAGGATCATCATCACGGCGGCCATAAAGACCGCCACCATGACAAAACCCACCGCCGTAACATTCTGCCGATCTGCGGCTTTCTCAAGCAACGCCCGCTGAAGATAGGCATCAGTAGCGTATTCGATCTTTCGGTGATAAGCCAGACCGATCTTGACCTTGCCCGTGTCGTAGGGCGTCACAGTGCCTGTGCCTCTTGGAGGATCACTATCCTCTCGCGCTCTAGGCGCAGGACACAGAATCGTTGGTGCAAGCGCATCAAGATAGATATGCGTTTGCTTCCCTTCCTCTCGGCTTGTAGTAATTCCCATACTTCCTCCTCTGTTATCTTGGTTAAGATGTTATTCAACGTGCGCCATGTGTGCTTCATTTCAACTCCTCAATTGCTATGTCAGATAAAGTTCGCTTGTCTTTCAACGCCTTCCAGATTTTCTCATCGACAGTCTTGTCGGTGATCATCAGGTAGACCCAGACCG